GTTCTGGGGAAACTTGAGTTTGCTGCCCAACCTCACCGCCATCAGCATATGCCCCACCCTCGATGTCCTGATCCACCTGATTGGCGGGCATGGCGAGGTTGGGGTCTTGGATGTACTTCATCTGCGCCGTTTCGTCGGCGTCCGTGAAGGCGGGGTCGATGAGGCCGCCGGAAGCCAACTTTTGATCAGACTGCGCGGGTCTTTCCATCCAAGGATCGCCAACAAAATTTGCTTTTTCTCCCGTTTGGTTAAACCCATATTTTTGATAAAACTTAATCAATTTGTCACTTCTTGTCCTTGCGTCCAAGGGAGATGCGACAAGCCTAACTGGTTTGTTGACACTATCTGCGTGAGCCAAGATATGCTGCATGACGGCATGCGCACCGCCCTGCCCCCTGTGCCGCAAAGGGGTTCGAATTGATGAAATCTCTACATGAGAGGGAAATGTTTGATAGACACCAGTCGATTTTCCTATTTTCACATTCTCCCAGTTGTCTGGATGCTCCTCAACTTCCCCACCTTCAGCCCTCGCTACAGGTGCGATCTGCGTTAGGTGAGGGGCCATCGTCCCATATCGCGCGACAGGCGGCGGAGGGTTGCCCATGACGGGGGCGGGGTTGTGGATCACGGAAGCGTGATGCTTCAGGGCTTTGGCTACGAGAAGAGCCCTGCGGGCGGCTTTATCGTGATCCATGATCGTCTTATCCGTTCAGCAGAAAGCTGCGCACAAGGTGCATTGCACGTTGAACTACAGGGTGGTTTTCGTCAACAGAGCCGCCCTGTGCGAAGCTGCCATCCGACGAGGTTACGGCGTTATCAGCGCGCTGCGTAAGCAGGTTTGCCCCGTATTCGTCGCCGGTCCCCTGCATCCTCTGAGCGGCCTCATTCATCTGCTTAGGGCTCATACCGGCATACGGGTCTTTGAAGAGCCCTGAGAAGAAGCCCGGCGAAGACTGAGCCGAAGCATCAGACGGCCTAGGCGGGGGAAGTGGGGCGGAGGAAAGATGGCTGACAGGCGCGGCAGGGATTGAGCCAGTGGACGTTGTGTCCAAATGGCCAGCGGGCGCGTTGTCGCCCCAAGGCATGGGGTTAGAAGGCTGCGGCATGTTCGGATCGGTCCACGAACGAGACGACGCCGACATGGGCTGATATTGAGCGCCGCTGTGAGGCTGGGCGAACATGGCCAAGGGGCCGCCGGGGATCTGCGAGAACTGCGGCGAAGCCTGACCGGCAACCGTCAAGGCGCGGTCAACCGGCGTGGCGGTAGCGGGCTGACCGGCGTCAGCGCGCGTCCTACCCTCATCTGTAATGGCATTACGCTCTACTTGATCAACCTTATCCTGCGAATCAGTAGATGGAGCACCATACATTTGAGTGATGCGATCGCTTGAAAGGGGCTGAACGCTATTGAACCAGTCGCTTTGAGGCTGTGATTGCGCCTGCTTAGCCGACAAAGCCAGGCCTTCCCTAAGCCTAGCCTCTTCATTTATGTCAGCTTGAGTTGTAGCGCGACCCAAAGGGTGCTGCATAGCAAGTAAGCGACTAAAATCATTATCTGTAAAACTGGGAGATGTCGGCATGACATCTCCTGTTGCAGAGAGAGAATAGCCCGAAGGAGAGCTCCCTTGTGAAATATCCAATGCCTTGCTTAAGGCTGGAGAAGCATACTGTGATGATACAACTTCACCATTGGGACCAACCGTAAGGCTTTGATCTGGCCTAGCGCCAGTCGATGGTGTGTATTTGTTGGCAGGAACTACAACAACCTTCCCATCCGCATTACGCGACAGCATATATCCCGGAGGAACGTCACCATACGCAGGCGTATCTCTACTTGGATACTGTCGCATTAAGTCGGCGATGCCAGAGTTCATTCTGGTTATTGCATTATCGGCCATCGCTTATTCTCCGCTCTTCAGGTCTTGCTTGGCAGGCTCGGCGAGGCTTTCGACCGTGGAAGCCATTTCCGGGTGCATCGTCAGGTCTTTGGCAAGCTTCAGCAGCTCGATGCGCTCGCGGCTCTGACGGTCCATGGAACGGTTGTGGTCTTCGGCAGCCGCAACCTTCTGCCTGATGCCCGCTTCTGCGGCCTTGGTGTGAGCCGACATGAGGCGAGCCTTGGCGTCCATCAGGTCAATGGGGTTCAGGTGCTCTTCCTTCTCACCCTTGGGCTGCAAGCCGCCATCGTGCTTGGGAGCGTATGCGCCCTGCTGGATCTTGGCCTGAACCTCGGCGGTCTTGGCCTGAGCCATCATCATGCGCGCCTGCGAATCCTTCTGTTCCGCAGCCATCTTCGATTGCATCTGCTGCATTTCCGGAGGCGGTGCAGCCTGAGCGTTCGGCGGGGCGAGGAACTGAGACGGGTTGCTCCAGCCAATGGCCTGAAGGGCCGCCGTGTCGATGGCGATAGGATCGTACATCGAGGGATTGGACTGCTGGAGCTGCTTCAGGGCCATGATCTTCATAACGCGCTGACCGTGCGACGCGGTGTTCGGATCGGCTTGTGGGACCAGCTCGCAGTCTTCCAGAGCCTGAAGGAACGTCGCCTCGTCCCACGCGTTGGCTGGCTTGCGGTTCTTCTGCCAGAAGCTCTCAGGGTGCTCCTTGAAGAGCTTGACGAGCATCTGAAACTCTTCGGACTGGGCAGCGTGCATGCGCTTGTGGACGGCGTTCATGACCTTCGTCGCCTGCTCGATCATGGCAAGGGTCGTGCCGACCGGGGCGTCTGCCCGGCCCTCCCCGACCTGCTGCTCAGACGTGCCGCCGATCCTCATGCCAGTCATCGCCATGTCGGAGACGAGGGACATCAGGGCAGAAGACGGCTCTTTGTAGGGCAGCGGCATGATTGCCTGATTGAGAGGCATCCCGCCAGTCTTGACCAGAGCACCGCCGCCGGGCGGAACGCGGAAGATGTTCGTGTTCTGACGAGCGCCGGTGTCGGCCAGCAGGAAGCCGGGGAAGTTGGCGTACATGCCCGCATCCAGCAGCTCGCGCCAAGCCGCCGTGATGGCGTTCGTAGTGTTCCCGAGGATGTGCAGGAGGCCAATGTCGTAGAAGCCCATGCCCGGCACGAAGGTGTACTTCACGAAGTTCTGACGCGCCTCGGGGAGCTTCTTGGTGTCCTCGTCATAGTTGCGGACGATGGACAGGATCTGTTTCGAGCTGACGTCGATGGTCACGCGGTAGGGGATCTCAAGACCGCTCTTCTTGCCCTTCCACCGGTGCTCGAAGCCGACGACGTCCAGCTCGCAATAGCACTCGTAGATCTCGCGGTCGCGGTCTTCGGGGCGCATGCCCTCCTGCATAATGCCCTGCTGCGCGTTCTTCTCACGCTGAACGGCGTCGAGCTTCGGGGCTTCGGCCTGATGCAGATCGACGTCCTTATAGACGCCAAGTATCTGTAAACGCTTGACAGTTGACGGTCGCATGAAGGAACGGTGCGTGATTCGCGTGGCGTTCTTCAGGTCAGTGGCGGCATTGTTGACGATCAGGTCGTCAGCATCGACGCTCTCGATGACGGGGCGATTGCGAAGAGGGCAGAAGTAGCCCTTCTTGAAGGACGTGCCACCAAAGCCCAGCATAAGCAGCATGCGGTCGGTGTCGGGGTAGTATTCGGAGGCCACCGCCGTCAGGAAGTGGTTCATGTCCCGTTCGAGCGCGTTGGCGAGCTGGTCCTCTTCGAGGGTGCCGTTGTTGTCGTCGTCGCGGATCTTGACCGGCCCATCGGTGGGCAGCAGCTCCGAACGCGCGTTGGCTTGGAACCGCAGCACTGCTTCAAGCAGCAGCGGGTGGCGGACCTTGGACATGCCTTCCACCGGAGCGCCGTCAGACGCTCCCTGCAAACCGGGGATCTCGATCTTCAGGCCAAGGAGCTTGATCCCCTGCGCCCGGTCTTCGATCCACTCCTGCCTGCTCTTGAGGTCATCCTCAATGCCGCGAAGGAGATCAGCACTGATGCGGCCAAGCTCAAGGTCGTCAATGTCATCAACAAGGTTATCAAACCAACCTTCGCGGCCCTTGTCGCGCCCTTCCGAGATCGGACGACCGTCGAGAGAGACTGTGATTGATCCATCGCCATGCTCGATCTTGAGGACTGCGCCACTGTCGTCGAATTGAGGAAGGTCAGCGCCCTCATCGGCATGCTCCACTACCACATCGACGGGGTCCGGCAGCCCCGGCTGTTCGGGAGCTGGCTGGCGGATGTTGGGCACAAGGCCGGGCGTGAGTGGCATGGATTAAGTCCCTGACTGCTGGTCGAGCTGTTCCATCTCTTCGACGAACCGCCGCAACCCCTCTTGCGCGGCCAATGTATCAGATCGCATGGCTATTTCATAGATGCGCACATAGTCATGTGGTTCGCGGCCCCAGACCTCCACGCGGTAAGTATTCAGGCCCTTCTCGCCCGGCTTTACCATGCGGATCTCGTCCACGATTGCGTTGCAGAGCACTCGTTGCATTGTGTTCACCTGATTGTGTTGGCGTGTTCTTCTGCCTGATCGTTCAGACGGCGTAAAGGGGCGCAGGAGCCTTGCCCGTATACTGCTTCATGTTCTCTAGCTCGGCCACGCGCTCGGCGGAGCGCTGGAGGATGCCGATCTTGCGCAGGTGGCGAAGCGCCATCGAGACCGTATCGACCAAGTCGTCGTTCTTGGACTTGGGGAAGTTGCAGGTCTGGAGAATGACCTGTTCGGCCCATTCCTTGGTCGAGGCATAGACGAGACCGTCGCTGAAGAGAGACGAGACACTGTATAGGCGAGCGATCTTGTCGCCCTCCGGGTTCACGGCCTCGATGGCCCAAGGCTCATGCCCGTAGACCCTGCGCAGCTCCTGAAGGATCGAGAGGCCGCTTGCCTTGCCCTCGACGAGGACACGGTCCACCTGAAACTTGGTGCAGATGTCGGCGGTGTCCTGAAGGAGCTGATGGAACGGGGCGCGCTTGTTGTAGGCGTAGATCAACATGACCTTGGGTGTCTGCTGGTCGCTGTACGACCGCTCGACGGTCATCATGCCGTTCGCCCCGACCGTCTTGGTGACCTGAGCGGTGAGGTCGGACGTAAACACACCCCATACAGTCAAGGCGCTGAAGTCGCCTTCGTGCTGCTTTTCGCCATAGGCGGTGTCCAGAGCCGCCACGATGTAGTCGAAGGCGGGATAGGCGTTGTCCTCGTTCTCATAGACCTGCCACCACTCGCGCTCGATGATGCCGCCACCACGCGGGACAGGCTCCTGCTGGTTTTGCCCAGCGGTGGCGTAGATGCCCATGATTCGCTCGTCACGGTCCACGACGGACTGGGGGAAGCGATCCGGGAACAGAAGCTCGCCTTCCTGCTCTCGGGGATCGACGTAGCCCAGTTTGGTCGGGAACTCCTTGCGCCATGACACGAAGCGCATGGGTAGGCAGATGTGATCGTAACCAAGCTGCCTGTCGAGGATCAGGCCAGAAGTGTCGCTCTCATGCAGGCGCTGCATGATGACGATGATGGCCGACGAGATCGGGTTATTGAGGCGCGAAGGCACGGATTCAAGAAACCAGTCCTCTCGCGTCTTGCGGATCTGCTCCGAGGCGGCATCCTCGACGCTCAGAGGATCGTCGATGATCACCCTGTCCCCACGAGCGCCTGTGATCGAACCGGCTGCCACGGCCTGCCTGAAGCCCGTGGCGGTGGTTTCGAACTTGGTCTTGGCATTCTGATCGCTGACCATCTGAACGTGCGGCCACAGATCTTGATACCAATCGCTCTCGACCAAGCGGCGCATGCGGATGTTATCGCGGATGGCGAGGTCTTGGCTATGGGACACGCAGACGTAGCGCATGTTGGGCATGTTCTTTGGCCCCCACTCCCACGCAGGCCAGAAGACCGAAGTGCAAAGGCTCTTCATCGTGCCCGGCGGGATGTTGATCAGGAGCCTGTTGTAGATCTCGCCATTGTCCAGCACCTTGCCTTCCGTGATCGCCTCCAGATGGTCGCACAGGAAGTCGATGTGCCAGCCGTGGACGTAAGGCTGGGCTGGCTCGATGATGTGCCACGCGCGCTTGATGAACGCCGCCAAAGACAGCTCGCAGGCGGTCTTCTGGACGTTTCTAAGGTTAAGCTTGAGGTCGATCTTCTTTGGAAGCTTAATCTGCCCCACTGGATTTCCCCAACGTATTGAGAAGCGCAGCTTCCAGCACGTCAAGCTCGTCAATGTCCAAATCGCTGACATCCAGCAGGTGGGTCGTCTTCATTTCAATAGCAGAGCCGTCTTTGCCGGTGATCTCGGTGCGTTCTGTGTAATCCTCACGGAACCGCGCCTGCATAGACTTCGTCCAGACGGTCGCGTTGAATTTCCCGGAAGTCAGGCCTATTTTGCCCTGTTTCTCCCACCATTCCTGCTCGTGCGTCTTCGCTTTCTTGAGCGCTGTGGAAAAATCTTCATGGTGATCCCTCCAATCATAGAGGGTCGCTCGATCAATATCGAGGCGCGAAGCGATCTCAGCAGGCGAACAACCCTCTCGACCATAGGCGATGACGATATCGCAATATTCAGGTTTGTAGGACGAAGGACGCCCGACAGGACGCTTCTCAACGGACTTCTTGTCGGGCGCTTTTGCCATGTCAGTCAAACTCGCGAGAGATGGAGATATTACGAAGGGCGGCTTGACCGAGCGGAAGATCGGCAAGCATGCCCAGAGCATTCATATAGGTGTCGATAAGGTCTTGTTCAAGTTTGCGCTCTTCGTCCGTCTTTTTGCGCTGGACAATGATCTTGCGAAGGATCTTGACGTCGAAGCCGTTGGACTTTGCCTCGGTGTATACGTCCTTGATCAGGTCAGCGATGTCAGCCTTTTCAAGCTCAAGCTTCTCGATCCGGTCCACGATTGATGCAAGCTGATTGTTCGTCATATCCAAGCTCCTTGTGCGCGTTGAAAATATCAATGAGGGATTGAGCCTGCTCTGCGCACCAGCAACAAATCTCAACACAGGGATTGCCTTGTTCGTATTCCGAAAGGTTGAACGTGCAAATCCTGTGAGCGATATCGTGAGCCAGCGTGTCAGTCATGTCAAGTTCCTACCAAGCGGCATTTTTTGCGCTGGATTTCATTTTTTTCTTTTATCACGGATTTTTCCTGTTGACGACGGAAGTTATTTCCGTCTATAGTCAATTCATCGGAAACGACCAACCACATGGAGATCGACATGACCTTTAACTTCTACGCCCTTAACGAGACCACCCCCTGCCTGACCTTCACCGCCTCTGGCTCCTATCTCTGGGACCACATGTGCGAGACCATCGTTGACCATGTCCTCGGGGTTGACCCTCACTCCGAGGTTGCGGCTCGCGACCTCGTCGAGCTGGTGGAGATGGAGACCGCTGACGAGAGCGAATACGTCGAAGCTATCTTCGTGCAGGGCGAGCTGGTCGGCTCGATGGGTGGCCCCTTCTGGCTGGATCCTTCCCAGTACGTCAAGATCTGATCAACCGGGGGCTTCGGCCCCCACCAACCCCAAGGAGAATTGATATGACCGTCAAGAAGATGAAGTCGCTCTACGCAAGGCTGGAACAAATTCAGTCAGAAATTTCAGACATCCACGCCGCTGCGCAGGATGTTTTGGACAAGAAATCTGCCAAATGGCAGGAAAGCGAAAAGGGAGAAATCCTCGCCAATCGCATTTCATATCTCGAAGATGCCTTGTCAAATATTGACAGCCTAATGTCCAACTTGGACGAAGCTTCATATGAGGCGGACTGACATCCCTTGGGGAGGGCAAAAGCTCTCCCCAGTCCCATCCGAAGGAGAATTGAAATGAAGAAGCTCATCGACCAGTACCGCAAGTACCCCCTCATCGCCAACGCGATGCGGATTATGATCCATGCACGACGGCACCCTACAGAGGCCGCCCTCCTTAACCCCGAAGACGCCAAAATTCTGGAGAAGGCTCGCATGGAACTTCGCCCAGTCGCTGAAAAGCTGGCTGCGTCAATTCAAGGGGAGGCGTTCTGATGGATAACATGACCAAGCTGAAGCATGTGCATATCCAACATGCTGCTGAACAGGTCGCGCATTGGGCCTTGCTGGTCTACTGGGCCGAAGAGGAAAGCAGGCGAGAGTTCTTCCGGCATCGTTTGGAGGAAGAGATGCAGAAGCTTGAGAAGCATTTCGCTGATTGTGGAGGGCATGCAAAATGAGGATTGATAACAATTTCAGGCAGGTTTCCAACCTGCTCATTGTCCGCAAGATCCCAAAGGTTTTCGACCTTGGCAAGCCGACATATCCAACCACCCAGCCCTTGCGGGCCCAGCAGGTTAGGGCCTCGACCGATCCGGTAGTCGTCGCCATGCTCGACGAGATGGACGCCTACGCAGCCCTTGGGAGGCGCAGGAAATGATTAAGCAAATGATCTACTGCTTCCTCGAAGTCGCGGCCTTAGCCGCCTTTCTGTCCCTTGTCGCCATCATCTGCATGCTTTTCGATAGGTGAACCATGACCAACGCGGAAAAATACACCGGCATCCTTGAGAACTTTCGCCATCACTCTACGCGGTTTTTGACACAGGGAACGTTCGGTTTGGCCGAACTTCCGGTTACGCGCGAGAGAACGCTTGCCATTGATATTGCTCTGTTCATTTTGAAGGAAAGGATGGACATTGTGGAATTTCAAAATGTTTTGGATAAAATTGAAAAAATTTCCCCAAAGCCTATTGCAGGATGAAATTATTTCCGTATACTCAAAGACATCAGCAGATGAGCTGACGACCCCGGAGGTTAACATGTCCAACACCGCTTCTCTCGCCAACGACTATGCCGCCCTTGACGCCCAGATCAAGGAGCTGACCAAAAAGCGTGACGCCATCAAGGCCGAAATCATCGCCACCGGCGAGAAGTCGGTTGTTGGTGATCTGGCCGAAGTGACCGTGTCCGAGAGCTACCCCACGACCTTCTCGAAGGATCTTGCCCAGACCCTTCTAAGCGACGTTGACTTCAAACGCTGCTTCGCCACCGCGATCAAGCCCACCATCACCCTGCGCGTCAAGGCTTTGGCCAAGGCGTTCGCCTGATCCAACAGGGGGCAGGACACTGCCCCCGCTCTCCCCCCGAAAGGCAATCCCATGACCCTCATAACGAAAAAAGAAGCAAAAAAATTTATGCAAATCTGCGATGAAGTTGAAAACTCATTTATGGAAACAACAAAGAAAGCAAGAAAGCTGGCTCCTGAAGCAGAAGTCGGTATCATCAGGATCATTCTTGATCTGTGCATTGTCAAAGCATACGAATGGGAAGGTAACTCTGCTGTAAAGACTTCTGAAAAACTTCAAATGTGGATTGATGAAACAGTCCAAACCATCGAAATTAAAGAAAAAGAAAAGGAACGTTTGGAAAATCTATTTAAAAAGCATATGAGAAATTTTGGTTTTACTATAAAAAAGGTGGAAGAAGATGATAACAAATAACCAACTGGCCCAGATCCTTCAATTCATTCACCCTATCCCGGATCAGGTTCGCTCCTGCGCAGAAGCCAACTTCGACCTCTGGAGAGTGTGGTGCGAGATCAAGGGCAGGCCATGCGATTATGGCGCGCCTTGGTGGACGGAATCACTCGTGAACTACGACATCAACGAAATGCTCGAAAGGCTGGAAAATGACGCCTGATTATCTCCGGTATTTCATGCAAGAACATCAACTAACCGCCCCAGATCTCGCGGCTATCACCGGGAAGACACCCAGAACGGTCAGACTTTGGCTGTCTGGGGCTCATCCGATACCCCTGACCGTCAAGTTGCTGGTCAGGGCCGTTGCCGAAGAACTGATAAATTTTGACTGGATCCTCGACAAGCTTTGATCAACCAGAACGAGTGAAGAATTAAGATGTACATGTATGGAGGGGTTGGGGTGAAAGCCCCGGCCCCTTTTTCATTGTCCGGGATTTCCCCATTGCCAGCCCCACAGGCACTTCATCCGCGTTTTTCCGGGCGTGAGATATGCGCGCCCCTTCTCCAATAGCTTGTCGAGGGCCGCATGGATTTCCTGCGGCGTTCCATGGCGAGAGAACTGATTCACAACGTAATACATATTCAGGTAGGTATCCTTCTGCATTGTGTTCCAGAGAATGTCCGCCAATTCCCTTTCGGGAATTGGGTCCATGTTGAAAAGCTCATGTTCTTCGTTGTGATTCATTTCTTCCTACCAAGGCAAGCTATCGTCAATCGGGGCCTTGCTGTCAGGAATGCCCTGCAAGGGGTCGTGGACGGCTGTCCGCGTTTTCGTGACCGTCGCGCCGGGGAAGACTGCCTTGGCCGCTGCAAGGGCTGGGAAGCCCGACAACAGCCTTCCTATCTCATCCAGAGTGAAGACCTGCATCCCGCGCCCCTCCGCATTCACTTTGCGGGCCTCGTAGCCGGTCCTGACGAGGGCAGCCACAGACCCATCGTCCAAGATGACCTCCCATACCTCCGGATCCCTTTCAGGGGCCTTGGTGGCCTCCGCTGCTCGATCTAGAGCCCTCCAAGCGCTGATCATCCTCTTCGACTGCTGCCTGACGTCTTCCAACTGGCCATGCCACAGCGCCTGATTGACGAGGTAGCGCTGCCGGTCGAACTTCTCGCGGAGGTCTACGGGCACCAAGAGCCGGAGCCTGTCCACGCCCCATTTCTTTTCCATCTCGATGGCCACGAGGTCCATCTCGTCAACTTCGGCTTGGCCAGCAAGGTATGTCCCGACCGTCGCCTGCCACTCAGGTGTCGGCTCTCGTGTCGGCAGGCCAAATGCCGTTGGCGTCTTCTTCTGCGGAAACCTCGATGTCGATTTAGCCATTCTCATGTTCTCCTTCGCAAACTACCAATCCCGACCTGTGCCTTTTCTTGTCCAAGACAACCACCCTGATCAGCCCCTCCTTGATCATCGCCCTGACGTATATTTTCGCTCGATCAACTTTCATGCCGAACTCACTCACGATCAGCGTCGGCAGGAAGCGCCCTCGCGTTCTGGTTTGCGGAGCGTTCGACCACGGCCTGTCTGTCGCCTGAGCCTCCCTCACCACGTTCAGGATGAACGACCTGATGTGGAGCGGAACGGGAAACACGCCATCGCCATCGTTTGGGTCTTCAGGGAAGCTGGCAACCTTCCCTTCGGCAACCGCGCATATCCAATCGGCCAGTGAAGGACTGTGGGCCATCAGCAGCCCCGCGTCATAGCACCGCGACATCTTCCCCTTCCGAACGCCAATCCTCCAGACGTTCTTCGGGGCGATCTCATCGAGGTACAGCTTCAAGCTCTTCCAGCCGTCCCTCGAATAGGCCGGGCATTCGACCAGCCTCCAATTTCCATGCGCGCCAATCTCAACCTCGTCATCATGCACAACAAGCCTTCGTCCACCTACCACCCTCAAAGCTTCTGTCATCCAAAACCCCTTCCTGTCATAGCGATGGTTCGTCCATAGTGCATACCTTCGCCTCCCCTGTAAACACCGAAAAAAGAAACGTCTGCGCGGATGCTCGCCCGGAGCGAAAGCGGAGGGCGACTTCCGCCCTGAGCCGGGGCGGCGCAAAGCGCCCCTAGGCGAAGGTATTTACTCTTACAGAGTAATACCATAAGTTTCGCCATCGACCTTCGCCGCAACCTCCGCAACCTCCGCATAATGATTTCAATGACTTAGCGGGGGCTTCTCCGCAACCTCCGCAATCGGTTCGGTGATTTGCGGAGGTTGAAAGCGAAGGTCTTTGCCATTAGTCTTATGGTATGAGTTTCGCCTGCTTCTCCGCAACCTCCGCAAGCGAAAAAGGCCCACGGAGGTCAATCCATGGGCCTTCTGGGTCGTCGTCTTGATGTCGTTAGACGAGATTGGAGGGGGCTAGGACGGCCTCCGATGACTTGGGTTTCTTACGTATCTCCGGCATGCCTACAGCCGCCCTGACGGCCATGACTGCCTCGGCAATGCGTCCGCTGTCCACCCCGAACAGGGAGGCTATGTGATGCTGCTCGATGTCGTTGATCAGATAGGCGTAGGCTGCGCGCAGCTTCTCATCAGGGGTCAAGTGTGTTTTGCGATCCGTCATATCCATTTTCGCCTTCCCATAGTTGCTCGATTTTGGCTGTCTCTTGGAGACGGGCCAAGTTGACATCCCGTTCGCCGCACCATGCCTGCGGATATGCCTTCAGGTGGGAGAACAGGTATAGGTGCTCTGGCAATACGCGCCAGTAGCACTGGCCAGCAGGCAGGTCGATGTAGACGGAGATGGTGCCCTTGTGCTTCCCCTCGTCCGTGATCTCCCTGATTCCTGCGGGATAGTAGTGCGAGAGGATCGACACCAGCGGCATGACCTCCTCGTATGATTCCTTGAACCTATCGACCCTGCGGGCCAACTGCTTGTTCGTTCGTTCCAGCATTTCGACGTAGGGCGATTTTTTGGTCACGATCCATTCCTCGTTAGAGGGTGTTAGGCTTCATTCTAACACTTCCAGCCAATCCGGCGTCAAAACAACGAACCCGTCCGCAGGCTTGTCTGTGTCCAGATATCGAACGACATTCGTTGTTGGGTTGTAATGCGTATGCTTGAGGACAAAAACGCGGCCATCAATCCTCATCAAGGGCCTTCCATAATAGGGCGGCTTCATATCAAACGTATCGTCTGTGTGGTAGCTCGGATCGCGAAGCCTCCCGAGCCCCATTATCCAGAACGGATTGCCCCTGACCTTGTTATCCGCTCTGTCTTGGGAGTTGAAACGCCACTCTCGCTTGAATGATCTCCAAGATTCACGAAAGCGAGAAAATGTTGATTTGAGCCATTCTATCATTTTGACTTCATCCTTGCTCTGGCGTCCACTACGCATGAGATATGAGCGTAGTGGGTGCCGTGGTATCCTAGATCCTTGAGCGGACCTTCCTGCGGGTGCATCGGCCCTGTGGTGAGGGTACAGATCGGGCAGCGCTTGAACTTGTGACGGTTGTTGAAGCGCCTATTCAGCATTCCCTTTCCTCCAGTGCTAATCAATCGGGTACGCATTGGACAAATCACAGTCTAGCGCGTTGAATGCCTTCATGCAGTGGCAATATCCTTCAGGTTCAGAACAGGATGAAGGAGTTCTGTTGAATGCCCATTTGCATAACCCTATTATTCCCCACATTCCGTTCTTCAGTTTTGTGTTTTCTGCCTCAAGCTTTTCGATGCGGTCGGCAGCATCACACATAACATCGGATGCAAGATTTTCTTGATCACCCTTGCCGCAAAACTTAAAACCCCACCAACGCAAACGTGTTATTAAATTTTTAGACTTCCAAGGAGCTTTAGTCATCTTTCCCCTCCAGTGCGCCAATAACGATGAAGTACGTTCTATCATCGCGTTCTTCGAGGTCATCCACAAGGCCGTCGTGCATGTCCTTGATTCTTCGCAGCGCCGCCTCCAGCTTCTCGATGCGGGACAGGCACCAAGTACCAAGGTCAGCGTGGTCAGGCCACGTCCTTGGCTGATCAGGGTGGGCGCTTTGCCACAGCCTTATGGCTCGCATATCAGCAGCCCAACGCAAATCAAAAAGATGTTCTAGCTCCTCGATACGGTCGGCGGCTTCATCAGCTGTTTCAATAAACTTATAGCAAGCCGTGCATTGCAGTCGCTTTTCTCCAATTAACCGCAACCGCTTCACAAGATCATCAGTCATCTTTCCCCTCCAGTGCTTTGCGAGCAATTTCCCGCATTTCAGAATCATTTTGTGCAGGTAACGTGCAGCAATCAGCTATTTCCCGCAACGCCGCCTCCAGCTTCTCGATGCGTTTGGCGGCTTCGCGGCACCATTCGACAGCCTCAACCCAATCGAGAGGCCAGTGTTCTTCGCACCGCAAGCGCTTCACAAGATCGTCAGTCATTTATGTCTCTCCACACACCAGCGAAACAACCTACCTGTCCCCCATCCAGCAAAGAGGATGACAAACGCAAGCACCGCAGAAGCTGCATCCTTGAACAGCAACTCTATTGCCAAAACAAACGTGACAAAATACATCAAAATGCCAAGCCCAAGTATCGTGTCTCCGACAAGATCGGTGTCATCGAACATGTTTTTCACAGTCCTTCTCCACTGTTTGCAAACTCGCCGAAATGCTCAATCGCAGCTTTCATATAAGCTTGATGAGCATCATTCTTGTCATCATAGGCGCCTAACCATATCTTCTTTCCATCGACTTGGATTTGAGCCGCCCACTTTTGAGAATCCTTCTTCCAAGTGACGCCCTTGAGCTTTGAAGTGTTATTTTTGGCCCTACTACTGTTCCATTGGTTTTGACTCAAACTAGCAATCCTCAAATTGCTAATTTTATTATTTGCTCGGTTGCCATCAATATGGTCAATTACACCTTTAGGATCATGCCCATAAACCATTTTGTAGGCTATCCGGTGCGCCCTGTACTGACGATTATTAATGCACAAGGATACATACCCGTCCGGCATTAAATTATCGGCGATGTCGCCTGCTTTGGCGAGATTGCTGCGAAATGTTTTCCAAGTGAACATTCCTGTTTCTGGATCGTAATTCAGAAGCTCATGCAGGATTTTGTTTGATGGAAGAGCAACAGTTTTCATAAGCCATCTCCTTCACAAAAATCAAGGTCTACACGCACACAGGCGATGCGAAGCATTGATGG